TAAAATGTACATCGACGACGAGGGTATTCGGCAACTAGAGGGTGCAGAAATTGTAGAGCCAGAGGACTACTACTCGACCGTTCACTCCGAATACAGTGTGGATATTAAGGATGTGTTTTACTTTACGGAGGGAGTGAAAGCGAACTGTAGGCGTCTGTTTCCCACGGATATAACGAACTATGTATCGGTGCATGTAAGACTTGGGGACAAATTCCTAGAAACGGATAAACGATTCGTTATGTGCAAAAACGACGCACGAAGTTTTTCGGAAGAGGGCCTGTATGCGACCTTAGAGGAAAATGGTAGTAGGCGGCATGTATTTTTCTGTTGCGACAATAATGCCTTTAAGGTGAGGGTGAAAGAAAGGTTTCCGAATGTCATTACAACGACGTGTGAGATAGGCCATACTAGTTTATCGAATACAAACAGGCAGCAGGTTCTTGACGGGATAACGGAATTTTATATTCTGACGAACTCGGAAAAGATTTACGGGGTTTCCTTATCCGGGTTTTCTAGATTGGCGTCGAAATTTAATCGGATTCCGTATGTGCAGTTACCGCCAAGTACTTAAATTAAGTACTTGGCTCTGATGGCTAGAACGAAAAGTTTAAGTCACTCCAATAAGGGAGTACTTAACTTTAGTACTAGACGTTACCGTTGAGTTCGTTCCAATAATTGAAATGAAATCATAGGCTCTAAGGATTTATTACGCGGCGTTTATTTCATCGGCGGCTGGGAAGGCGCTTTCATGGCCAAAGTTGCGGGGGTGTTCTGGAACCCCTGCTTCTGCTTGTTCTGGAACCCATCTAAGCTCATAGAGAATCTCGCAGCCATTCTGTAGGTGAACTTGTACACGAGCGCGAACACGAGCGCATGGGTGGCGGCAACGAGCATCTTGGAGCTCTTAGGGGGGAGAGAAAGGAGGATGCCGGGGGTTAACACGTAGAAAAGAACGGCAGTGTAGAAGAACATAAAAGGGCTGTGCATCTTTGTATACTTTGTATAAAGAAAATATTTCCGTTCAGCAATTCCAGGCAATATACGCATTGAGTGTCCATGCAAAGAGGAGCCACGCAGTGTAGGGACTGAACAGGAACCATGCAGTCTTCGTCAGTGTATTTTGAACACGGAGCGAAAGCCATATCATCGCCGTAAGAATCACGAGAGCGAGCCCCGAGTTTTTCGCAAATACGGGAACCCAGGAAATGTTGAGAACGAGGCCGATGATAAGAATATCCCGCAGACGCGTATTATTCCATTGTGTGAAGAGAGTATAAAGGTATAATCCATAAAGAACCGGCCAGACGTATTGGAAGACGTAACTCGGTGGTTGCCACGGAGGACGAACGCACGTGTCAAATGGGGAGGACATTCTACTAGATTTTCGGTTTAAAATATGGCCACTACGTATCCTATAGATAATGGTCATAACGACAGCAGTGTTAACAACTCTTCCGCACTACCTCGCAATGGTTCCTTGGCGTAATAGGGAGGGTGCCACATATCCCTACGTCGTATTTATAGGAACGTCCCTCTCGGTCGCATGGCACATATACGACGAGCCGAAGTGGACTATGCTATTCTATGCGGACCACTTGGGGGCGCTCGTATGGGCCCTCTACGATTTTCAATTGGCCGCGGGTCTGTCCGAAAAGAAGAGGGAGTGTATCTTTGCGTTCAACGTACTTGTGTTTCTTCTGCACGCCCTATCAAGCGCCCTAGGAAAATACCATTCCGTCTGGCACATCCTATCGGCTCTAAAATGTATTCTCGTGTCCGTGGTCGCCGCAGAGGTTTAGTAGGCGAACATCATGCCGCCACGCCCAGCGTACACACGGAAGATATTGTAGGTTTCCGCCCAGGTCCAAACGACGTAGCGAGGGACATTGGTCTTGGATGAACTCCCTGCGACCGGCTTGTATTCGAGGTCGAGCGATATGCTCGTGACCTTGTCTAGGTTCGCCTCGCCACAAGGATAGGATGGGTCTAAATTACCGTGATTGAGTCCGAAGTGGAGCGAATAGATGTAGCGGTTGATGTAGGGGGACTTTTTCATTTCGGTTGAGGGTATAAGAGAGCGAAAGACGGATGGGCTGAGTGTGGAGTAGCGCACGAGGCTTCCTTCATAGACGAGTTGTATCGTTTTGAGCGGCTCGGAATTGCGGAATACGAATCCGGGTTGCAGGAGCGCCGGCGATTTCATGTTGATTGGGGCCGCATCGGGCCACCAGAGATGGCCTGGGTCAGTGGCGCCAGATAAGTCCCTGGTTGCGAGGAAGGGCGCATTGAACGAGGGGGCCTCGTAGCGATTTGCATAAAAGAGGATGTTCCTCGTCGGATTCGGTATTCTCAGGTCAATAGATGACATGGGAGCCGCAGAACTATCGTGAGGATCAAATGCGTAGTGTTGGGTCACGGGGACTTCAATGTCGGATATGCGGAATCTGTTGGCTTCTGGGGCGTCCAAGTATATATATTCGGCGATGATATAGGTGTCTTTGAGGAGGAGCGGGGACGGCATGGCTGCGTTCGGAATGGCGGTGGCATGGACGGCGACGGCGGGATTGCCGATGGCGCCGGCTGTTGCAGGAAGGCCGTATACGCCTGGGCCGGCTGGATCAGCCACATAGAACTTGCCGCCCTCTATCGGGAAATAGCGAGAGCCGGCCACGTCTGTGGGATTCTGTGCGAGCCCCGTGCTAACAACTAGGTTTGCGAGCGGGTTAAATGCAACCGTGAGTTTCACGGGGTCAACGGCGAGAGCGTCTATGGGCAGGGCGATTCCTGAGTCTCCACGAGAGAACCAGAAAGGGAGAGGGGTGTACGTCACCACGGGGTTCGTGGACGCCGTGGAAAAGTCGGGGAAGTTCGTCATGTTTCGTCGGATAAGGCTGTTTGCGAGCGGGACCTTCTCTAGAGGTGTATAGAACTCGTCCAGGACCTCTAGGAGTCGTCCGTCGATTTGTTCGACGCGGACGCCCCCTATATCGATTCTTGCGGAATTCACGATGGCGTGGCCGAGTGAATTCGTCCACGTCCAAGCGGGGCCGAGGAAACCGCCGGTCGCCGCAGCGTTGCGTTGGGCCGTGAAAATGTCAGGGTAGGTGCATACAAGATAGAGACGGGAAATGAGATGGCCCTTTCTAGGAAGTGTGATGACGGCCTTGTTTCCGAATGTGGGGTTCGTATCAAAGTCGAGCCGAACCCACTGCGTCGTGAAACGGCCGGCTTTGATAAGGACGGTCTTAAACAGCTCGACGTTCGGCTGCCCTTTCGGAGAAAGAAGTCGTGAGTCTTGTATACCACTATGCAAGACTCGCAACAGCGCTGCGACCATACTATTTAGATGGCGCTTTGTTTATTTAGATGGCGCCGATAAGTTTCGTAGACGTTACCTCCGTCGCCTAAAATATTCTCGATATACTATGTAGGGGTATGCGGGTAAAAACGTGGTATCCATTTCCTGAGACATTCCGTGAGGACCTCTGCGTTCTTCCAAATGACGGCGAATCTCAGTATGAGGCGTTCCAATCTATTTTTGCGCAAATTATGTCAGCTACTTATGGGCCTTCAAAAAAAGCTACAGCTGATACAAGCCCATATGAAATGCTCTGCGAAAAATACGGTATTGATTTAATTTTCTCAGAGCGTACTCCTGGTGTAGTGGGGCCGGAAAAACGTATTATATGGTATGCTCCGGGAAAAGTTACCCACTACATCGCAAATGTGGATGGAAAAGATATGAATCCGTATGACAAGCTACAGGCTGTAAACACACAAGGCTTTTGTCAAATGTTTGCGTTTTTTCTCGCAAAAGGGGACACCGCTGGATTTAAGGAAGCGGATCAGACGAAAACAATAAGCGTGGAGAATTTCAATATCCTCGTGCACAACACCCAAACATGTTTTAATAAGGCCATGACATACTTAGAGGGCGACCCTAAAATACTAGAGCGGTTTGAGGAGTTTTTTAAAAAGCTTATGAAAGCGAAACGTGACCAACGGGGAATAAAAAAGGGGACGACATTTGCGGAATACATAAGGGACTTCAAAAAGATAAACGAATCGGACAACTGCGTAAAAGCCTATATTTATGACAACCCCCTGCGTGGCTATAGTGATGGTAAGCCGAGACTTGCGCTATGGTTTTTGCCGAATTACGATGCGCCCAATTACGTTGGAAAGCCACATTCCTACGACTATCCTCGAGGTGCTCGTAGTGCAAGTAGGAGCGTAGCGCCAAGAGCTCGTAGCGTAGCGCCAAGAGCACGTAGCGTGGCGCCAAGAGCCCGTAGTATAACACGCAGGAGATAAGATTAATCCTCGAATATAGGGTTCGAAAGGCCGTTCGCAAAACGGAGCCAGTTGATTTCCATACAGAACACCTTGATTTCCCAGTCCTGTTGGGCCAAGGACCCTCCCGGATTTTTGATTTCCATCGTGAGTCGGATAGAGTTCGCACGAGATGCATTGATAGAGCCGGTTGGCTGGTGTACGCCCGGCTTTTCTGCAAAGGATAGGCCGTACATGTAGGCCGAATAGGCTGCGTAACCCCCCTTGTGTTTGGAAGCGATGTGCTGTCGGAAATACTGCTCGTCGGCCTCAATCATCGTGATTCCGTTGACTTGGAGTTTGGCCTTGAGAAGCATGGGCTGTGTGAAGAAGACTTCGGTGGGTGGCGATGAAGGCCACTCGGACTCCACCCGACTACTGTAATTCGTCCACTCGTTATTGGTGGCCGTCGCCTTACGCCGAATAGTCCATATGATTTCCTCCAGAGGATGATTCGCCTCTAGAGGTAATTGTATCGTCACCGTATCTGCCGCCGTGTTCTTGGACACCTGATACTTCGTCGGTTCGTCAAATGTGAATGTATGCAGTTCCCGATGCAGCATCTCAAACGGTTTGCGAAGGAGGTGTTGGCGATACTCGCCGTCCAGAAGAGCCCCATGTGTCACAAGACCCACGGACTCTAGGAGTGGTATGGTGGGCGAAGTCGTGCGCACTCGGTCAGAAAACGGTATGCGCCGGTCCAAGGGGACTTCATCACACGACGCCCGAGTCCCTGAAACTCTGCGGACGAGCTCAGAAAAGGGGCGGAGGGTGACGAAAATGCGGACGGCCCCCTCTTTGGACGCAATGAGCGGCAGGGCTTCCTGGTATTTCACACGACCGAAGAAAAAGGGGAGAGGACAGTGGACGTAGCCATCCTCTGTGGGGAAATTACGGACAGTGCCGGCCGCCGCAAAGTTGCGCAGCGTCTGTATAGGCACCCTCGCAAGATGGTCATACGCAACTCCGAATTGGGCGTTGTAGTCAC